ACTTATCTCCTTTATGGACGTACTTCTCAACTATTTCAGCAGTCTTATTCCAAAAAATAAGATTATGCCATTCTGTACGCTCCGGCACCTGGGTTCCATTTTGTAAGGTGTACGCCTTATCTGTTGTAGCAAAAGATAAAGAAGCTACTTTTGCTCCACCGTCCAATGTTCTCACGTCCGGGTCTTTACCGGCACGCCCTATAAGAATTACTTTATTGACACTCATTTTCCTTCCTCCCTTATAGTTACACGAATACTATCCGCTTTAGTTGACGTTTTTAAATATTGAGAATATAATTCCGGGTGATCTTCCTGAAATTTCTTTGTATCAAAACTCTTACCCGTTGAAGAGGGAGTATAGCTAACACGCAATCGGCCAGCGTCCCATGATTTGACTCCATTCTCACGCATGGCTGATTTAAGTTGTTCCTTGTAACCTTTCTGCACTTCAGCGATATAACTCGCCTGTTCCTCTATATCAATAATAGTATCTACTAATTGCATAGGAATAAGCTGTTTCCCATCAGTGGGAACAGGAGCATTAGGTAAGAAGTGTTCACCATTAATCTCACATTCCAGTAATCTCTTAACCTCTGCATCGGGTTTACGCTCAATCTCAACCAATTCAGATTTATCACCTCGTAACCAAATTCCAAACAGCTTATCAACTTTGATAAGTGGGTTTTGAAGTTCAAACAAATAGGCATAAATTGATAACTGCCAACTCAAATACTCACGGTCAAGACTTGCAGTAGTCTTGATATCAACAAGGCTGATTTTCTCGTCCTTTTCCCAAACACAATCAATGTTTGACGCAAAGTATTCGTTATCAGACACCGTATACTCATTGGCAAAAGCCTTATATCCGGCATTTAGTCTTTCCCTGATATAATTAATAGCTTCAATACTCTCGGGTGGCAATCCTGTTACATCAGCAAACTGGCATTGTCCATGAATACGACTACCTTTTTCAGCAGCTCTTTTCAAAATGTATTCTGGAATATCCTTATACTTATTGGGAAATAACTGCCGGCTAATCATTCCGGTAATACCTTTTAGCTGCTTTTCACCAAGAAAATATGTGTGGTTCTCTTCCGAGAAAACCACACTCGATTTAACTAACTCTATCATTGTGCCGGGTAAATTTTGCCCATATTCATACAGGCGTTTACAAACTCTTTATCATTTTGCATAGCCGGATTGCCATACCATACTTTTTCAAGTTCAGCTCTGCTTTTGACAGCAAGCATATCACCAATAGCCTTTTTTAATTGAGCACCTGTATATACAGGAGCAGTGTTAGCAGGTGTTTTTGCAGGCTGTTGTGTATCTTCCTTCTCATGAGTATTGGTTGAATCGCTATCTTTCGCATCATCAATGCAAAACAGACCGTTAAGAGCGTACTTTCTTGCATAAGAAGATGAGGCCCCAGTGATTTGGCTCCCATCCATTCCTTTCTTTGTCTCTTCTTCCCTTGCAAAAGCAGTAGTCACTTCTTTTTCTCCCTTGTCATTAGTCAAAGTAACAGTTGCTTTTACGTAGATCCTGTTACCTACTGCGATCATCTCATCACTTAGAGTTAATGTACATTTTGTTTCAGCAAGAACAGGTTTCACTGATTCAAGAATATCCTCACAACTACGGTACTTGTATTTACCGAAAGTATTATACTGCCCTTTGGGGGCTTTCAGCTTTTGCTGAATGGTTACTAATTCTTTCATAATTCTGAATTTAATGGTTTGACTTTTAATTCTTTACATCCATAAAGTTATCTTTTATTGACAAGATGTGCAAACAGAAACTTCGCCATTTTAACGCCTTTTTTGTAACAAAAAACTGCCTGTACGATATTGTACAGGCAGAAAAGCATATGTTACAAAAAAGTCCAATGTACCTTATGGATCGGCTACGCTTAAAGGGTGTACGGCTCCCGCTGATTTATGCACATCTAAATATGTGGACGGTGCCGGTATCGAACCGACCTCTTTACATTGTGCGCACTCTGTAATGTTTCATCCAAGAATACTGCCCGCCCAAATAAAAAAGATGTACTATTCTCACGAACCATTACATCTTATCATGATACAACACTAAATAAAGACACGACATCTATAACTGGTTAGGTGTGGAGAAACCCGGATTCGAACCGGGACGATAGATTACCTATGTATGACTTTCTTCAATCTATCTGCATACTTGCGTCTACCAATTCCGCCATTTCTCCAATTAAAAAAGGTACACTATTCTCACGAACCATGTACCAAACACACAAAATAAAACACGACAAAACTACTAAATAACTCTCACGAGCTTGTGAAGCTTGCAGGACTCGAACCTGCACTGGGTGTCTACTTTCTCGAAGGGTCCTACGATACTCATATACAGATTTCCACTGAACCAACTCTGATATTGAGTGCGCCTACCAATTACGCCAAAGCTTCATAGTCTACACAGAGCTCACCGTGTCGCATGGAGAATGTTACTCAAAGCTATCTATATCACTTATTTTCACAAACAGTTTCCACCGTCGCACGTCCGCGTGTAAAGAGATGTGTAGAGACCTTCTTCAATAGAATCAGAAGTGTGGACGGTACAGGAATCGAACCTGTCTCAATCGTTATAAATTGGTTGCGCAACACAAAGCTTTAACCGATAAGCTAACCGTCCGTTTTTAAGTGAACTATTCTCACGAACCGTCCACTTGGAAACACAAACACAAAAATAAAAAACATGGCAAACAATTATTTAGCTATTATAAGCCATTGTGGGGCAGTTTAGGAGTCGAACCTAAATAATTACATCTGCAATACATAAAGCACTTCGTACGCTTTCTTTATGCTCTCTTTTCCATTGAGAATACCTCCCCGTATTTGCCACATCAACGCTATGATGTGGACTTCAAGTTCTAATACTATGAAAAACATGAGTTCACTCTCACGAGTTACTTTGCTCCCGGATAGCCGATCAAAACACACCGGGATAGATGTAGAACACTTAAATCAAATAAATAAGGGACTCACACCCCACGAAGCTCCTTACTTCGGTATTGTTAGTTAAACATAAATGAGAATTATCTCTGTGAAGGAACCCGGAATCGAACCGGGATGAGTTGTCATGCTCACTACATCTAAGGGCTGACATTCCCTATTGTCGAGTAGCGCGTCTGCCTCTTTCGCCATTCCTTCAATTCGTAGCCGGACACTACCGGCTACTTTGATTGATTTGATATATTCACCCTCACGGGTTACTTAACTCATTTAGAGTTGAGCCGGGAAACGGATTCGAACCGCTGACCTCATGTAAAACATGCGCTCTACCAATTGAGCTACCCCAACAAGTGCCCGGCGAACCGGGCTAATCATGACTAATAAAATTAAGCAATGCAAACCTTCACAGGCTATCTTTATTTTGTTTCTTATCTTCATAGATGAATCTTACAGCCAATAGCACAACAACAATAAAGAATATGATATACGACCAGGCAATATCACTTCTTGTTGCTTCGATTCCTCCACCTATATACATAGCTACCAGTAAGGCAACTACCGTAAAAATGTTATGAACGATTTTCAATGTTTTCATTTTTTCCGTTTTTTACGTTTGACTTTCCTTGCACACCGACAATGCAGCAATACTTGAGCAGCATTACAATGCCATTTGCCATTCTGAACATTTGCAGGCTTATCACTTTCAATCTTACCTGCCTCAATGAGACTAATCAACTTTTTCTCGCCCCCTACATAGTATGCTGACTTATCTTTCCCGAATATCTCTGTCGAAAACAAACGGAGAATATTATCCAGCAATATTTCAGCCATTTCACCCCTAATAGTTTCCATAGTCCTAAAATAGCCGATTACTTAATTCTTGTTACAGTGACAATACCATTATCTCTATCAGATTTAATGCCCCACTTCTTGTCAGGCTCTTTATCCTTTAATCTGTAAGATATTAGGTTAAGGATATATGCCCTATTAGAAATTGGAAAAATTTCTTTTGCGTCTTTTTCCATCTCACGAATGACGCACATAATACTTTTCTTCTTTTCTTCCATTATTGTAGTATTTATGAATTAATAAAAGGAGCGATGAGCGGATTCGAACCGCCGACCTCTGCTTGTGGTGCTCTTCCGTTAAGCTAAGAGTATTTCTTGAGAGACTCGAACTCTCAACCATCCACCACACACAGCGCTCTAACCGATTGAGCTACATCGCTCTTATATGTTATTCACTTTAATTCTATCTATATACTTACCGAAATCCTCTGCTATTCGGTTACAGGGTATTTTTTGCACCTCGCTTTTATTGCTGATTGCGGTGCTACTCCGGTGTACCAAACCACCGTCTTACTACAGCCCACTACCTACTCTCACGAGCTTCGTATTCCTGCTACGTAAGCCATATATGTTTTCCAAAATGTCAAAGAACTCTTCTCTGTGTTCCCAGTCTCCTTTCAAAGGCAGGCTCAAAGGCCGGACTGGGTACCGGATAACCGGTGGTTTGGTTTGACTTAGTGAGGGTTAGTTAGTAGCTTCATTGGTAATTGCACGAAGAACAACAGAAGCAGCATTCAGAGATTCTTTAACCTTTGCAAGCTTATTGGACTCACTTTGCCACCATCCTTTATACATGTCAATCGATTCTTTCTGTACTTTTACTTCATTTTTCAATGATTCATTTTCAGCACGTAGTTCCTTAATAATCTTCTCATTCTCGATAGCTTTTGCTTTCAATTCAGCTCCATCAGTAGCACTTTTATCAAGACTCGTAGACAGTTCCTCTACTTTCTCAATTAGCTGTACTTTAGTCATTGCTTGTAGTTCCATAATAATTGTTTTTTATGATTGATTTGATTAGTTACTTAGTCACATATCCCATAGCCAAGTTTCCACAAGGATCGCTGTAAAAGTCAGAAAGGGAAAGATTCTTCTTTGGAAATAAGGTTCCCTCTGCAGCAGATTTGTGCATATCTTGCTCTGCAAAATATTCATCCATTTTTAGATGAGCATCAATCCATGAGGTTCGTAGAGCAGATTTTAAAGAGTATCCATAGTTACGAACATAAACCCAAGCTCTTTGCATTATTGCTTTTACATTGAACTTGCCATCAACGATAAGTCTGTAATCTCTCTTTTTGGATAAACTTTTAATCCCGTTTGGTTGGATATTTGCTATTTTATTCATACTTTTGGAGTATTGATTGATTGATGATGCAAATATAATCCCATTTGGTATTATTTGCAAATATAAAAACCTAATTGTAATACCAGTTGGGATTATTTAACTTTTGATTGATTTGATATGATTAGTAGAATTAAGGAGATTATCACCTATTCGGGATTATCCGATAGGGCATTTGCGTTAAGGTGTGGATTAGCTCAAAATACTCTTAACAGGCAATTAAACGGAGTCAGAGAACTTAGTCTTTCAACAGTAAACGCTATACTCAATACGTTTGTAGATATTTCGTCAGAATGGCTACTACGCGGAAAAGGACAAATGTTACTTTCTGAAGTAAATAATGATGCCCAAAATATTGAGCGTGTAACTCGACTTGCAGATACCATAGCAAATCTTCAAGGAACAATTAACGAGCAAATGAAAACGATTCAGCTTCTAACAGAGGACAACAAAAAGATTAGAGGCGAATTAGCTATGCTAAAGAATGAACGAAACGCAGGATAAAAAAAGGCTATGAAAAAGATACTCTACACTATTATTGTAATATTGTTCTGCTCATGCAAATCAATGTACTATTCAGAAAAAGTCTATAAACTTGACTTCTCACAATATACGAAAGAGGGATTTTACATCTACCCTAAAGAAGTCACGCCTATAACATTAAAATACGAACCCGTATCTGATATATTAGTCGTATTCAAATCCGGCAAGTTACCTAAAGGATACGATCCCTCACAATTTACAATAATAGATAGAGTGGAATTTAGTGGACTGGCAATTCCTACAGACAAGTATATATTAGCAAAAGTTGTTCAAGAAGCTAAAAAGCATAATGCAAATGCACTAATTAATTTCTCAATTAGATATTTAGATAAATTCAGAAAGATAGAAGTATCAGCTATTGCGACAAGAATTGAAAAATAA